CAATTGAAATTATTGCTTTTAGAATATAAAGAAGCAGGCCACCAATTACCAGGGCGCTTGCGTGAAATTATTGCGGATACTTTAAAAATGAGTAAAAGTGCAGTTGGCAGAATGGAACAAATTGATAAGAGCCTTACACCGGAACTTAAAGAAGAATTCAAAGACGGAAATATCAGCATGAGTACAGCAACAGAACTATCCAGCATGTCGGCAGCGGATCAAAAAGCCGTATACGAAAAAACGGATGGCAAGCCTAAATTAAAAGATGCAACGGCAAAAAAAGAAAGCCATCAAGCAGTAACAACACCAAAAAAAACACAAGAAGATGAAAACACCATGCATCAACGATCGATAGAGGATATTGAAAATAATATCTATGCTGTCAAGTCGACAATGAACATGTTGGAGTGTGAAATCGGCAGAATCGCAGACTTGAAAAGTTTTGACGAAGAACAGGGGAATCTAGATGGAGCAGCAAAACGAGCCGCCCATATTGAATATTTGGGTGAGCTGCTAGAGCGAGTACAGCAGGATTTATCTGACTTAGAAAACTGATGATGGGAGATATCGGAATGGAAAAAGCAATTGCAAAATTAGAAGAGGAAATCAAGGAATCAAAAGAACCTTATATAAAATTTATCGGGCAGTACATGATAGACCATATCAAGGGAACGCCAGCGGATGCGGCGGCTATTATGCAAGAAGGAAAAACGGTTGATGGAAGCCTTGCCTTTATGAAAGATAAAGCAAAGGCGAAAGCCACGGGCGGCTGCGCAATGTTTACCCCGGATGAAGGCTTTGCCATTATCATGGAATATTACGGCTTAAACGAAACAGATGTGCCAGCGCCCATGGAGAAAAAGAACAGAATAAACCTAGACATTGATGCTTTGCTAGACATTTAGGAGGCGGGGAAATGGTAATCGCAGAAGTGAATATAGAGAAAGTTTTTCGTTCATACGTATGCTGCACGGCTCAATGGTATGACCGCCAGGAAGAAATAACCTATTGCACAGCTTGCGGCCATGAATTTAAGAGCCTTTGGAAACGTACTGGTTATATGGGATATGGAAGTTTCGATGGGAAAGAGAGATACTGCCCGAAATGTCGAGAATCCATTCTCGAGTGGGAAAATGAAATCTGTCATGTTCAGAGGCACGATTCGGCACCATTGAACATGTATATTCGGTTAGAGGAATTTCAGCATCACCTAACATTGACTGTTGCTGGCAATGAAATCAAGGAGAATTCAGACAGCAAAGCTGGAGAGTATTGGCACGAACAACTATACAGAGAAACATTCCGTTTTGATATCAAAAAGCGGCAAACCTTTTTTAAACAGAAGGGCAGCGAAGCTGTAGAACTTGGAAACCCACTAAAAACAGAGGTATTTAATCTATCAATCTTGCGCTACCTGTTTGCCCATAAAACGATTACGCCGTACCGGGCGGAAATAAACAAGCTGTTAAAAATACTACGGGAACGGGTGGTCAAAAAACTGTCTGAAAGAGTTGTCCATCCAGTATCTTCAATGTATATATCACCAGGAAGCCAGTATGGGTCAATGCTTCTGCCGCTATTCAACATTGCATATCGCATCATTGGAATCGATATGCCAAATCTCACGGAAGCCTGGAGAACGGGAATACTTGACTACCGGAACAGCTTGATTACACTGCTATCGGTAGATGAATACGACATACCGAAAATGCGTAAGGCGCCAGATAGCATAACTGCTCTACTGCAAATGGCAAATCTACCGGATACACGCAAAATCAGACATGTAGTGCATGATAAACCGATGAATTTCATGATGATAGGCAAGCTTCATAGGATTTTTAAAGATCAGAACAATCTTTTAACTGCATATGAAAAAGTAAAAAAATGGGAAGATGATGCAACCAAAATGAGCATGTATAGTCTGGTTACAGGCTTGAGCTGGTACGAAGGAATATATAACGAACGTGATTTGGTCAAATTGATCGATGAAGACCACCAGAGTTTGCGAGATATTTTCCGAATGCAGAGTACGAATGGAACAGAGTGGAAAACTGAGATAAAAAGGGACCGAATAAGAATTAGAGACTTGCATGACTGGCTTGTAGAAAAACAACGGCTTGAAAGAAATCCAGTCTGCCGATTTAAAAACACAGAGCCAATCAGAAAACGTCTGTCAATGCAAACGGATTTGATAAACTTCTTTATCCCGAATCATTCGGAGGACTTGGTCTATGTGGGGAAAACCTTGCACAACTGTGTTGGGACTTACGTCAAGCGTGTAAGGGATGGGGGAACACATATTGTTCTAGTAGCCGATGATTGTGGAAAGCTCATTGCATGTATCGAAGTAATGGGCGGGAAAATCATTCAGGCCAAACTAAATCGGAATAAACCCGTATCAGATGATGCCAAGATAAATGCCGAAATCATTGAATGGGCGGAAAAAGTCAGAGTGGAATGGAAATCCTGCCGGGATGTACGAGAAGTTAGGCTGCCGGCACTAATAAGCGCATAAACGAAAGGAAGAATGAAAATGAGTGAAATCACAGCGATAAGATCCCCGGAAATCATAGCAGCGGAAATAAATAGTATTAAGAGTCAGACACAAAAAATCATGTTACAGGCAAGCATTGAAATTGGGCGGCGTTTAGCGGAGGCAAAAGCCGCCGTTGGCCATGGCAATTGGACAAAATGGCTGAAACAGTCCGTTGACTATAGCGACAGAACAGCCACCAACCTCATGAGGATTTTCAATGAATACGGAAATGGGCAAGAAAAGCTATTTGGACAGTCAAATCAGCAAGCGTTTGCCGAACTCAGTTATACACAAGCAATCGCCCTTTTGGGTATTCATGACGAAGATGATCGTGCAGAATTCATTAAGGAAAATGATGTTGATTCCATGAGTACCAGGGAGTTGCAGGAAGCAATTAAAGAACGGGACAAGGAAAAAGCCGAGAACGAAAAGTTATCTAAAGCCTTGGAAGCCGAAAAAACAGCAAAAAAGACAGCGGAAGACACAGCTTTTGATTTGCTTGCCGAAAAGGAAAAACTGACAGCGGATAAAGAAAAAGAATCCAAACGTGCGGCGGAGCTTGAAAAACAGCTTGCGGAAGCCAAACCTGGGGATAAGGAAAAATTGAAGCAATTGAAAAAAGACTTGGCAGAGCAAAAAGCCAAGGTGAAAGAACTGAATGATCGTCTTGCCGAGCCAATTGAGGCAACGATAGTCGAAAAAGTCCCAGAAGCAACAGAACAAGAATTGAAAGCACTACATGAACAAGTCGAAAAGTTGCAGGCGGCTACAGGACAAGAAAAAGCCGTACTCGAATTCAAAACCTATTTTGATATTGTGCAAAATGATGCGGAAAAGCTTTTAGGGTCAATCGATAAGATAGAAAATGAAGAAATGAAAACAAAATGTCGGGCTGCAGCCGGAAAAGTGCTTGATATGATTCGCGGACAAGTCGGGGAGGCGTAATTATGGAAAATAAAAAGATGGATACAACAAAAGTCAAAAATGGAAATATGATTGCAAAAAAATATATACAGCGGGTGAATGAAATATGCACCAGTTTTGAAAGTAGAGAATGCAACGATAAATGCCCGTTAAAAGCATATGACTGTGGGATACCAAGAAAAGACAAAGACATTTCGGCCGTAATAAAAATAGTTGAAGAATTTGATGAAAAGCAAGTTACAGGAATATGCAAACAGTGCGGGCGGGACAACAAAGTGCTGATTGAGCAGGACCAAATAAAATATTGCCCGGAATGTGGGGCGAAGATAGAAAGTGAGAAGACGGTCTAATTGATGGCGTAATGACGGTGGATAAAATCAGTGATATCCAACTAGAAATATTAATAAATTGGACATGATAAAAGAATATATCTAGAGAAAATAAGGGGGCGGGTAATTTGGCAAGGTCGGGATATATGGATGATAAAACGGCATGGGAAGCAATGAACAATATATGCCGTGCACAGCGGGCGGGACGTCGCCAAAAGGAACACAGACGCAAAAAGCAACGCAGAGAGCAGAAAATAATTGATTGGCAAAATAATCAGCCAGCGATAACGCTGCAAGGAGGCAAATAAAAAATGAATAGTTATTTATCTAGGGAAGAAAAAACGACCTTTGTCCGGTTGGTTACGATTCTAGGGACAGCGGATCAGATCTTTAAAGGATATGGGCAATCAAAAAATCCAGATAAGGAATTTATGAAGAGTCTGAAAACAGGACTGACATGGTTAAAAAAAGCAATCACATATAGACAAGGGTTTCTTGACGAAGATGCTGCTTACAATTTTGCAAAACAAGTCAGCAAGCTGGAGCCAATTATATTTGTTCCGAGCGATAAAGCAAAAAAAGAATACGAAGAAATTAATAAATTTCAGAATCAATTCATTATGAGTATCGATGATTTTAATGATTGGTATGCCTTAGTCATTGAAAAAACTTGTAAAACTTGTGATGGCCAAGAGTATAGAAAATGCCGCTTGCGCCAGCTTCTCAGTCGGTATGGTGTATATCCACTTAATCCGGAAGCAAAAACGGTGTGTCAGTATTCATACGTTGAGGCACCAGCGGACGCGCAAAAATTAGAATCAAAAAATATTTTTGCAAAGGATGATATAGGAGAACCGCTCATGGTTGAAAATGCTAAACCGACAGAAAAGAATGAAGCCATTGACAAAGACATCCAAGAAAAAACTGAACGCATAAAAGATAAAGGCGTTGCATGTTATATCGTTTTTAAAAATGGAGAAAAGATAAATCGATTTTTACCGAAAGAATTTGCCGAATTAACTTATCAAGGATTCAAAGGAATGAATAACCGCCCAATATGTTCAGCCCGAATTGATGATTCTGTTTTTGCCATCGATACGCAAGAAATTGCAGCATTACATATTGATAGCATGGAAGACGTACCACCGGATGAATTTACAGAACATCGAGAAATATCATCAAGGCAATCCTACGCAGAGAAAAAACTCTATCATGTGGAATGTTCTTGCGGTCAAAAATATTTTGCAGCGTTGGTCTACAATTCAAAAACATGTTGTCGTGCATGCCATAAAAAATTGAAGAATGCAGATCAAGTAATTTACACAGATGAAGGTATGGAAGCAACGGTATTAATAGATCAAGCAGAATCGAATCCGCAGATCAGACAAATTCATCAAAAAGCTGCTACCTATCATGATCCAATAAATTTGGCATGAAAAGGGGGGGCATTCATGGTCTATGCAGCAGGTATCCAAGCAATCGCAAAAAGCGAAAGAAACCATATAATTAACGGATTTGACTTTGAAATATTTCATATAACGAAGCGAAAACGAGCCAGGGGCGAAATGTCAGTATACGCCATGAGCAATCAGCTATATATAAGCGCGGAGGCGTCGAAATTTCTAACCGAAGAATATGTGGAAATAGGATACGATAAACAGAAAAAAGCAATAGCTATTCAGCCGACTGAAAGAACGGATTCGTCAAAGAAAATATGTAAACAAGGGAGCGGGAAATCTTTGAGCAGTCGGCAACTCATGCGGTTAATAAGAAAAGAGGCAGGAGAACGAAAAAAATTCTCCTGCCGGTGGGACCAAAAAGGAAAGATGTTAATTTTCAATTTATAAAAATAGCAGTATGACATTCAGCATTGGAGACATACAGATGAGATATTTGATGAAAAGGATTGAGCGTGGTGGAAAAGTTTTTACTTCATTGCGGTTCAGAAAAAAAGATTGGGACGTCATAAGAGCAATATATCCAAACAAGCCCGTAAAAGAAAGCAGCCGTTATGTATATCTGGAAATTGAGGGAGACATATTAAATATGCCAAGGGGGGCTGACAGTGGAACGGATCAGCGATGAAAAGTTAAATGAAATGATAAACAATGCATCTTACAGTATTGATTGGAATAAAGAGAAAAATCAAGATACTACAGATCATGAGCAACAATACAGTATTTTGAAAGAACTCAAGGAACGTCGGGATATCGAAGCAATTAGTAAGAAATACTTTAGCAGAACATTTTCGGTTAAAGAATGGATGGACGAATGGGACGAGTTGTTAAAAGGAAGGAACGTGATAGAGAGTGAAGCGGCGACCGGATGTAGACTTATAACAAAATATGAACAGCTAACAGAAAATTTGAAAGAAGCTTATCAGAAATCAAAAGAAGCTGTAACTGGCGATGATGGAGGAACGGCGAATCTTGATAGTACATTTTTAATATTAACGGGATGGAGTGAAGAACAAATTTTAAAGGCAATAAAAGCCGCTGGACTATATTGTCGACAACAAACCGATTGGATGGGACGGCATGGTTATTTAATTAGTACTGGTGGTGGTCAGGGCGAAGATAGGACAAGGGCAAGAAATGCATTTTCGAAATGTCTAAAGGAAAAAGAATACAAAGTAATGCATTTTGATATGATCGATTGAGGATGTGGGCAATATGGATAATGGGACCTGTGTATTTTGTGGGAAAGTCGCAACTAAATTATGTGACTTTCCTATGGATTATGCTGGAGTAATATTCGATTTACCAGAAAATGAAAAGGTTTTTGATTACCAAGGAAAAGATATAACTGCCGAGCAATTAGTGAAATGCAGTCGCCCAATGTGTGATGAGTGTTCTACCGAATGGAGAAAAATGGACTTTTGCCCACAATGCATTGAAAAGACTTTTAAAGAGATCATATTGATTCATGAAGCAAAAAAATCAGAACAAAGAAACTTTCTAAAAATTCATCGTAATAAAAAATAATACCAGGAGGAATGAACTGTGAAATTTTATGAATTTACAGGGGAAATGCCTTATTGGGCAGTGGTCTGGGCAAAAGATGAAAAACAAGCTTTTGATAAATACGAAGAAGAAGTTTGCGACCTTGACAGTGGGGAACGAGACTTAGAACTTCCAACAATGGATGTTGATGCGGTTTTAGAAAAAATGTAGATAGAAGATTATGAAAATGATAAAGAGGCTAAAACAATCGGCGTGGGCGGTTTGCTCATAAACATTATAAATAGCAAAGAACCACGGGCTATTTTTATAGATGGCTCATTAACATGAGTAATGTATCAAAACGACAAATTGAACAGCGATATGGAGTTTATCTTGATCGCGACAAAGGATATGACGGCGGTCCATGGTATTGGCTTTGCTTTAACAACCCAGAGGACATGACATGGATATGTAACGGTTATACGTTGGCTGAGATCGAGGAAAAGTTAAAGAAAGGTTTCAAGAATGAAAAGGATACTAAAAATAATTAAGCGGTTGAGATTCAGGGTGCAACCGCTTCGACATTTAAAGAATCGCATCGGGCGGCGGAGAAAAGATATTGAAGAACTGAGGGTTTGAGTTGATAAAAGTAATAATTCCTATGAGATTGCCAGGACTAAATGAATATGTAGATGCATGTCGAGGGAATAAATATGAAGCAGCCAACTTTAAGAGGCAGGTGGAAAATGATTGCATTATATTCATCAAGGCAGCACTGCGGGGAAAAACATTAACTAGAATTGGTATGAAATTTTGTTGGGTGGAAAAAGATAAAAGGCGAGATAAAGATAATATTTGTTTTGCAAAAAAATTTATTTTAGATGCAATGCAAAATGGACGAATAATTAAAAATGATGGGTGGGACCAGATAAAGTATTTGCATGATGAATTTGATATAGATAAAAACAACCCAAGAGTTGAGATTTTGATTGAGGAGGTTGGATAACATTGGGATACTTTATATGCAGCGTAATTGGTGCGACCATAGGAATAACAATAATGTGTACGGTATCGGCAAACGCTGGAATCATGGCTGACAATATGGAATATAAATTGGCATTAAAAAAGATTATAAAGTTGCAGTATAAAGCAATGGGGAGTTGCTGCACTGGATGCTGTGAAATAATAAAAATGAAGGATATAGCAAAAGAAGTATTGAACGAAAGAAGTGAAGAATTTATAAAATAAAACAAGCCCATACACTTTATGTCAAGCGACAGCAGAAAAGAGGTTGATCAAAACATGGCTGAAAAAAGAGGACTTTGGTTCTGCCAAGATTGCCGCGTACCTATGAAATATAACGAACAGGATGATTTCTATAAATGTCCAAAATGTGGGATTGAAGTCTGGTATCCTATAGAATCAAAGCCACGGGATGAAGTTGTACAGATGATGCAGGAAAAATATAAATCGAATCTGCCGTCTAAAGAGTATTTACCAGCTGGTGAAGCCGCAAAGGGCGGAGGTGGAAGCAGCAATGGAAAGAGTAATTCAAGCGCCATGAAGAAAAAGTCTCTGTCACAAATTAATGCTGGTCTTGCCGGAGGTAGTGGATTATTTGAATCAAGATAATTTGACATTTTTTGACGAATCGGTTAAAATGAATTTAATTGGTCGTGTCTCTAAATGTAAATTTACATAAATATCTAAGCCGTTGGCATTTGCTAACGGCTTTTTCTTATACAAAAAATTAAGCGTTGTCGATAATTCGACGGCGCTTTTATTTATGTGCGAAAGGGGCGCAGAACTATGATGGACCTTAGCAAGCACAAACGTGTGAAACTCAAAGGCAATGCAATCATTAAATTAAACCTAGAGATTCATGAACGTGACAATTATACCTGCATTGTCCCAGGATGCGATGGTTATGTATCAATTAACGAAAAATGGCATCATGAGCCATGCGGCCCATACAAAGAAGACGTACCAGAAAAAGGATGCTTGCTATGTTACAAACATCATCAAGAGCGGGAAAGTAAACATAGCGAACCGATACGCCGGCATTGTGAGGATTACCTAAATAGGCTGTACCCTGAAGGAAGGTGAGTACATGGCAGTGTTGTATTGCAATACGGAGAAATGCCAATTCAATGAGAATCAGCAATGCACCAATGATAAGGTCTACTACATAAATCGTTTATGCGTTACGTATCGTCGTAAATCAAAACGTGAGAATTATGCGGCACTGATGAAAACAGGCTGTCCCCGCTGCCACAAGAGCAGTGGTAAGTACAGATCTGACCATGGAAAGACCTTTAAATAATTATCATTATCATACAAAATAAAAGATAATGAGTTACATTATCAAAAGGTACTTCTGGGAAAAAATAGGGCACAGGGGTCGCGAAGCCCGCAAAGGTTTTCTAGATACAAATTTTTTTTGGCGCTTGTTTGTAGAATTTGAATAAATTGGGGGTGACAAAATGAAAATTTCCAAGAATTTAAAAGACACGACCACGACCCAAACGGAAATGGCACGAGTCCTTGGAATTACACAACAAAGAGTTAGTCAATTAGTCAAAGAAGAAACAATTGTTCGAACTGAAAATGGAGCTGTTGTTGTCATCGAAAGTTTAAAGAATTTCTACAAATCGCACAGTGGTGAAAGTGATGAAAATGGGGAGTTATCCTTAGACCATGAAAAGGCGCTCCATGAAAAGGCAAAACGAGAACTTACTGAGATGAAATTGGCGGAATTGAAGAACGAAATGCATAACACATCGGATATTGAATTGGCGGTTGGGGGAATGGTTACTGTATTTAAAAGGCAAATGCTGGCAATTCCTTACAAGATGTCACCAAGAATAGAGGGGAAAAACACCGATGAAATTAATGAAATGTTGACAGAAGAAATAAACGGAGCCTTAACAGCACTGTCTTCTTTTGATGCATCGAAGCTTGGTGAAGCCATTGATGACGAAGATACCGAAGAAAACAATTGATTTATTTAAAAAAATTCTCAGCATGGCAGCTCCGCCGCCACGTATGAGCGTATCTGAATGGGCAGATGAATACAGATTTATCCCAGAAGAATATGGCGCAGAACCAGGGAAATGGAATACAAGTCGAGTCCCATATCAAAAAGAAATTATGGATGCTTTCACAGCAATGGGCGTGCATAAAGTCATTGCTATGATTAGTGCACAACTTGGTAAATCAGAAATTTTGTTTAATGTTTTAGGCAGATTTATTCATTTAGACCCTTGTCCAATACTGATGGTTCAACCAGCGCTCGGGGATGCCGAAGACTGGTCAAAAGAACGACTTACGCCGACGGTTAATAGGACTCCGGTATTAGCGGAAAGAATACATGAACAAAAATCAAGAAGTAGCAAAAATACTATATTAAAAAAGATTTTCCCCGGCGGATATCTTGCTCTTGTCGGCGCCAATGCACCATCAGGACTCGCAAAGCGAAGTATCCGCGTTTTAGTATATGACGAAGTAGATAGATTTGAAAAATCAGCAGGAACGGAAGGTGATCCGGTTGACTTAGGAATAAAAAGAACATCAAATTTTTGGAATCACATTATTGGTTTATTTTCCACGCCAACAGATCTAAAAAGTAGGATTTATCGTGAGTACATGCTTGGAACACAAGAGGAATGGCAGCATAAATGTCCGAACTGCAAAGAATTCCACTGGGTCACGATTTGGAATATGATCTATGAGTTTGAGACATTTGAGATTGATGAAAGAAAATCTTACAGAGTTGATTCTGTAAAATGGCGTTGTCCAGATTGTGGACATGAATTTTATGAACGAGAAATGAAAGCTACAGAACAAAAATATATAATTCTAAATCCGAACATTACAGATGTTCGGTCTTTTCACGTTAACGCATTTGCAAGCCCTTGGTTGTCATGGAAAACGATCGTACAAGAATATTTGGTCGTTAAAGATGCACCGGAATCTTTAAAAACGTTTGTAAATACACGGCTAGCAGAGTTATATAAGCCAACGGGTGAAATAAAAAACATTGATATTCTTATGAAACGGCGCGAAGAATATGCCGCAGAATTGCCAGATGGGGTTTTGGTGCTGACCGCTGCTGTTGATACGCAGGATAATCGACTAGAATATGAAATTGCAGGTTGGGGAAAAGATGAAGAACGATGGGGAATAAAAAAAGGTGTTATTTTAGGTGTACCAGATCAGGACGCAACATGGGATTCACTCGATCAGCAGCTTGATCGAACCTATAGATTTGCAAATGGAAAAGGAATAAAAGTAGCCAGAACATTTATAGATTCTGGTGGGCATTATAGTAAAAATGTTTATCAATATTGTGATAAAAATAGATACAAACAAAGATATGCAATCAAAGGACATCAAGCGTTTGGCATACCTATTTTGTATAAACTTGGTAAAGCGGATGGGTACCCAACGTTACCGCTCATACTAATTGGGGTAAATGATGGTAAACAATATATTTTGCAAAGACTCAAAGAAAAAACAGAACCAGGACCATATTTCCTGCATTTCCCCTTAGATGATCGACGCGGCTATGATGGTGCTTATTATAAGGGGCTGCTATCTGAACAATTGCAAGAAAAAATCGTAAAGGGAAGGTTTGAAAAAGTATGGGTAAATATAGCGGAAGACAAACGAAATGAACCGATTGATTTGCAAATTTATAATTTAGCCTGTCTTTACAGCGTAAATCCGGATTGGACAGTTTATGAAAAACTTATAAATGAACAATCAAGCGGTGGTGAAAATATAGAAAAAAATACAGAAAATAAAAAACAACAATATGGATGTATAAAAAAGGGGTTGTAAACTATGGCGGATGATATTCAAAAAGCTAGGTTGGATGCATATGTAGCAGCAGAAATAAAAGCACTAAATAGCCAAGAATACCAGGATGGAAACGTAAAAAACCGTAGAGCCGATCTTGGCGATATAAGTTCAGGAATAAATAAACTATTGGCAAGTGGTGCGGGGAATACTTCTTCTTGTGGAAGATCAAAACGAGTTATATTGAGGGATACATGATGAAGAAAAATAAAAATAAAGCAAAAATGGCAAGAATGCCAACAAAACAAGCAGCACCCACCAATCCAATCTCTGGCATGGATATTATGCGCCGTATTGTTAATACAGGTTTCTCTGAAAGCGGTGCGAGCCATAAAAAAGGTAGTTTAGCCGCATGGAATCCAATCCGTAGCAGCCCCGCATCTGATATTGATGTGAACCTAAATACGCTTCGAGCTAGATCAGCCGATCTTGTAATGAGCACACCGGTAGCATCTAGTGCGATTAATACATCCAGGACAAATGTAATAGGGGCGGGACTGAAATTAAGTCCAAGACCCAAATATAGTTTACTGGGTATTAGCGCCGATGAGGCCGAGGCGTGGGCAAAGAAAACAAAAGAAGAATTTGACCTATGGGCAACGTCAAAGTTTTGTGATGTTCTCAAGAAAAATAACTTTTACGATCTGCAAGATATTGCTTACATGTGCTATCTGATTGATGGAGATAGTTTTGCTGCTTTTAAATATCGAGATCCGGCACCCAATATGCCATATAGTCTCAGAATTCAAGTGTTTGAAGCAAGTCGGGTATGCAATCCAGGGGTGCAAAGTATGTTGGGGGCTATATCTCCATGGATGGTAACTGTACACAATCCTAATAATGGCAATCGAATTGTAAATGGTGTGGAAATTGATACGGATGGGGCAGTTGTGGCCTATTGGATATGTAATCGGTATCCATATGACCCCACAAATATGACGCAGTTGCCGGTATGGCAAAGAGTAGAAGCCTTCGGAAACTTGACAGGGCAGCCAAATGTTTTACAAATTAGCCACGATGAACGTCCCGAACAATATCGGGGAATTCCGTATTTGGCACCTGTAATTGAAGTCATTAAACAAGTCGGGAGATATACAGAGGCAGAGTTGACGTCAGCCATCATTAAATCATTTTTTAGTTTGTTTTTCAAAGAACAAACTGCTACAACAAATGGAGGTTTTCCACTTCAGCCCGCAGTACCAGATGGGGAAAGAGTAACACTTGATCCAAATGATTTTGAACTTGGCCCAGCAAGCTTAAACGTTTTACCACCAGGATATGATGTAACTTCGGTTGATGCACAACGTAGTTTATCTACCTTTGAGCCTTTTACAAAAGAACTTATTAAACAAATTGGCGCCTCGATAGAACAACCGTATGAGGTATTGATGAAAGCATTTAATTCGTCCTATACAGCAAGTCGTGCAGCATTATTGCAAGCATGGGCTACCTTCAAAACAAGACGAGTTTGGTTTTCAAGAGATTTTTGCCAGCCGACCTATGAAACATGGTTGGCGGAAGCAATTACAATTGGTCGTATCGAGGCACTGGGTTTCTTTGATGATCCGTTAGTTAAAAAAGCTTGGTGCAATGCTGAATGGTATGGACCTGTTATGGGTGTACTTGATCCGGTTAAAGAAGTTCAGGGAGCGGCTTTGCGCGTACAATATGGATTCTCAACGAGAGAAAAAGAAGCGGCTGAAATGACGGGGACAGCATGGGATGATAATGTCGAACGATTAGCAACTGAACAGACAACAATGAATAGATTGGGAATACCAATTGCAACAGCGATTGTTGCGAAGACGGATCAGCCTCAAGATGAGGAAACGGGGAAAGGAGATAGTAAAACAAAATGAATAAATTTTGGAATTTCAGAAATCAAGCTGATGGCGACATAGCAGAACTGCTACTTTATGGCAATATCTCAAGTGAAACATGGTGGGGCGATGAAATAACACCACAACAGTTTGCAAATGACCTTTCAGCACAGGGCGGTAAAGATATCCATGTAAGAATAAATAGTCCCGGTGGCGACGTCTTCGCTGCTCATACAATCTCTAATTTACTACAGTCATATACCGGAGATGTAACAGTATATATTGATGGATTAGCCGCGAGTGCAGCAACAATTATTATACCGGCTGGGAAAAAATGCATTATGCCATCAAATGCTGTAATGATGATTCACAATCCGGCTGTTGGCTTATGCGGTTATTATGCCGCCGATGATATGGTGAAAATGTCAAAGGACCTGGGAATTATCAAGCAAAGCATAATGAATGCCTATAAAACAAAATGTAATCTTGATGATGATCAACTATCACAGCTCATGGATGATGAAACGTGGTTGACGGCAGACATGGCCAAACAATATGGCTTTGCTGATGAAATAGAAGTAGAAGAAGTGGAAGCTGTCATGAAAGGTGGAAAAACATTTATTAATGGGATTGGTATGGATCTATCAAAATTAAAAAATTCACAAGCGGCACTAAAAATTTTAAACATCGCCGTACCAAAACAAAAAAAGAAAGAAGCTGATGAAATGGCGTTTACTACAATTGATGATTTGAGAAAAGAAAAGCCGGATCTTGTTAATCAGATAACACAAGAAGCAATTATTGCGGAAAGAAACCGCAATGAAGCGCTGGATGCATTAGATAGTTCAGAAAATCAAGCGGTTCATGAGATTATCAATGACGCCAAAAAAAATGGTAAAACAGCAGATGAAGTAAAAAACGTTGTTGATATCATAAAAAAACATACACCAGAAACAACCACGGTGACCGATACGGCAAAGGATTTCATGAAAAAAGCAATTGCCGACAATAAAAATTCTGGTGCTGATGGCATAGAGGCAAATGGGTCAAGCCCAGCAGGTAATGATGTACAGGAAACCGCCGCAGCCGTGAACTATATGACGGATATTATTAACAAAAAGAATGGAGTGAAAAAATAATGGCTGAATTAGTAAATAGCATTTCCACAGAGGAATATGATGGGCTAATCGGTGGAACAGACCCAAATCTTTTTACAAAAAATATTACCATTGCCAGCGGTGCAGGTATTCTACCACGTGGGAGAGTTTTAGGTAAGATAACAGCAAGTGGTAAATTTACATCAGTAAACAGTGCATCGACAGATGGTAGTCAATCGGCAAATTGCGTTTTAGCGTATTCTGTGGATGCAACAAGTGCAGACGTAGTTGGCACCGCATATTTGAGCGGGATATTTAACCGCGAGTACTTGACGTTTGGTGGAACGGATACGCCCACAAACCATGAAGAAACATTAAGAGGCATGGATATTTATTTAACCAGTGAAAAGGGAGTGGACTAATTATGGCATTTAACATTAATCAAACATACGGTTTATTACAAGCATTAGAGCAAAGTTTTGCACCGCAAACATTATTCCGAGATACATTTTTCCCAAATGAAGTAACTTTCCCAACAAAAACGGTCTTAATGGATTATAGAAAAGGGAATAGACAGCTTGCACCTTTTATTTCAAAAGGCGGTAATGGTGCCAATGTAAAACGGACCGGATTTTCGACAAAAGAATATGAACCACCAATGATGGCTCCGCAACGATCAACAACGAACGATGACGTAGAACAGCGTGCATTTGGTGAAAATGTATTCTCCACTCAAACACCGGAACAGCGGGCAATGGCTCTTAGAGCGAAAGACATGGCGGATTTACAAGACATGAATAAACGCCGCGTGGAGTGGATGTGCGCCCAATTGATGCTTTTTGGTAAATTTGATGTAATGGGATATGCTGACGATGACAAAACACCAATCATTGATACCGTAACATATCCAGATTGGACACAAAAATTAACATTGATATCCGATACGGATAAGTGGACATCAGCCGGATCTGATATATATGGACAGATCCAAACCGGATCGAAAACGGTTGCACGTAACAGCGGGCGTGTTCCGGATGTAGCAATCGGCAGTTATGAAACATGTAATAAAATATTAAAAAATGCTAGTATTTTACAATATTTATTAATTCCAAATGCAACGAACCTTTCATTAATGAGCATTCAACCGCGTATTATTGCACCGGGCGTTACGAGAATTGGATTTATCCAAAGCTTAAACCTTGAAGTATATGCATATGATGGGGTTTATCAAGATGATGCAGGAGAATTGCAACAGTATATTCCTGATGGATATTTTATTATGGGGGTTTCTGGACGTGGATCTCAGCTTTTCGGTGCGGTGACGCAGCTTGAAGAAGATGGCGTAAGACGAACCTATGAAGGTAAAGATGTTCCAAAAGTTTGGAATGAAACTGGGAGAGATACGCAAATGATTCGTGTTGCCAGTAAATGCGTACCAAAACCGGAATTTATTGATGATTGGTATACAATAAAAGCATATTGAGGAGGAAAATTAAGTGGATATTTTAGTAAAGCGTTTTACCGTGAAACATAATGGGAAGCATTATGGACCGGGGGATATTATTTGTAATGTTCCTGATGAATCGGGGCGGAAAATAGTTAATGAAAGTAATGGCGAAATGGAAGAATTGCCAGCGAGAGAACCAATAGAATCACCAATAAATCCCGAATCACAAACAAATCCAGAAACAACAGAAATCAAAGGGAATGACACAGGTGAAGCCTTGATACCGATTGATCCTAAAAAAACTGTTGGAGCCGATAAAAAATGAGCCTAAAAGACGATATGGAAAACGATGTTGATACAGTATTTTTTGATACGGATGAATTTGGGAAAAAAGCTTTATATAATGGCATAGAAATAACAGTTATACCGGAAATTGGCGAAGGAAGCTCTGTAAGGACAAAACCAAATGATCGTGAACGAACCTATGAAGATGCTATATTCAGTGTAAGAAAGGCAGATATACCAAATCCGTATATTGGTGACACAATTATATACAAAGAAAAAGAATATGATTTTGCAGCCATCTCAGGGGATTCAGCAGGAATGTTTAGATTGCGTTTTATTGCCAATGAAAGTGCCGTTATGTTTGGGGGCAGGTAAATGCCAATTGAAATAAGATATCAAGACGAATTGACACCTTTTCTGAATCGAGTTATAGAAGAAAAACCGCAGTGGATTGGTAGTGCGTTAAAATCAGCCGGATATTGGGCACAGCAAGAAATAAAGAAGGGTATTCGCTCTGGATCGCCAGGGGGAAGCCAATATTCGCCGCTTATACCAGTATGGATAAGAAAAGCTCTTGATGCTGCAATGAACCATGAAATTAAAAGAAACTATAAACCTATGGGAAAACTTGCCAATGCAGTTGGGTATGATAAAGCAAGAGCTAGTGATGGGATTGTTACGGTTGGTTGGTTAAGTGCATCAGCTGTAGATATTGGAACAAAGCAAGAAGATGGTTTTTTTAATACCGTAACGCAAAGTATGCGGAAAGCTTTTGCTGCCGCTGGAATACCACTTGCGGAGACACGGGACGTAATACAAGTCATTGCAAGACCAACCTATAAACCAATGCAGCCTATTATTCAGGTGGGAGCACCAAAAAAAGTAGAAGAAAAACTAATTAGCTATTTAAATGGTGCATCAAATAGGTCAGCAGCATCATCCAATCGAGTATATCAAGTTTATACATGAAAGGTGTCCAACTTGGATACAAGGAGAAGTGCTCAACATGGAAATGACATTAAAAATTAAAACCATGGCTATGCGATGGCGTGATATTATCATGGATTCAACAGAAATAAATGATTTTTGCATGAATAAATACGGGAAAAAGCCAACCATATTTATGGGGGTTAATGGAAAAAAATTGCCTGACAAAAAACATTGTCCGGCAATTTTTATTTTGCCCGGAATCAAAGCGGAAGGCGGGAATCAGGATGTTTTGTCCTATGGATTGTGTGTATCGTGGACAATTGCAAATGAAAATATATTAGTTGATGGGGAAACGGTGAAATGGTCAGAAACTTTGACTGGTAACGTGATTGAGTTTTTAGGAATGTATGAAACAGATGATTTTGGTCAGTTGATCTATGAGACGTTACAACAAGTACTCATTGATAATAGCTTTCCTATATCAAAAATTGAGTACAATATCGACACACAAGCCTATTTCCCGCAATTTCCGGGATACATGGTTTTGACAACAGAGCTAGAGCCTGCAATGGGCGAAAATATTATTTATTAGGGGTGAATAGATTGGGTAGACAAGCAAGAGGTATGAAAGGCGCCTTACTTTTGGCGTTCGAATCAGAATATGGCGTCACACCGATAAGTCCGCAAGCAATCAAACTGCCGTTCAATAAAAACACACTAACGAGTAAACAAAATACAATCGAATCCAATACAATTACGGGGCGGCGCGATCCGATAGCACCGGGACTTGGACAAATTGACGTATCGGGGAATGTTGAATTCCCACTGGATGCAAGAAATACCGGGCATTGGCTTACCTTATGCTTTGGTGCACCGGTAACAACGAATCAGAATACAGCCGGAACATTACAAGGAGCGAATGGTGTTTCAGCCGTGATTGCAACGTGGATAGCAATCACGGCTGGGGCTTTTAAAATTTCAATGGATGGAAGTTCAAAGACAACAATTGGACCGATTGACTTTTCTACTGGCATCATCACGATGAACGACGTAGCGGGGAAAATTCAAACAGCAATTCGAGCCGCTGCAGCAACGATTGGATTTACTGGGGCAACAGTTACCTGGGATGCTATTAACGGAAAATTTACAATCACATCTGGTTCGACCGGTGTTAGTTCATCTGTCAGTCTTTTGGAAGCACCTGCAACCGGATCAGATATATCAAGTATCATGAAATGTAATACAGGGACAGCAACAGCTGGAGCAGCATTATTCAAACATGTATTCAAGGTGCAGGATGATATGCCGTCGGCTTCCATTGAAAAAGGATTTAGTGATTTATCAAAATACGCAGTTTATCCTGGCTGCAAAATCAGTAAATTGTCTATTTCAGCGCAGGTAGGAAACAATGAATTGACAGCCACAGCCGATATAATGGGTGCTGATGAAATTTTAAATGATGCATCCCTAGATAGTTCACCGACGCAGGAACAACCATTACGATTTAACAATTTCAATGCAACGGTGGTCGAAAATGGAGAGGTTTTAGGATCAGCTAGAAAAATGAGTCTAGATATTGATTTTGGGCTTGATGGTGACACGTACTGCTTAAATGGCAACGGAACGCGAACCGATATAGCGGAAGGGATTATAAAACCAACCGGAACCGTAGAATCGCTGTTTAAAGACACACTTCTTTTAGAAAAAGCAATAAATGGAATAGAAACAAGTTTGAAACTAATGTTCACAACCGGTATATACTCCTTAGAAATATTACTGCCAGAATTAATTTTTGAACGTGCTACACCGACCATTGATGGACCAAAAGGCGTGTTGCTATCAATGAATTATAAATCATATTACAGCAATAGCGTAGAAAATTCGGTAATTCAAATCACACTTACAAACGACGTAGCAAGCTACGCGATAGCATAATGGAGGAATGAAAATGGACAATCAAGATAAAGTAGAAAAAGCAAAAGAAGAATATGAAAAAAAACGGAATTATTTCGCAGAGTTGGCGAAAGAAAAAAAGTTACCAGCCGCGCGATCCTTGACACGAAACGAAAGAAAAGAGCTGGATGCTGCGAATCTTAATTTTTTTAAAATAAAAAGTGGAGATCCGCGGAATGTATTTGAGATTAAAGATGAAATGTTCGACTGGATGGCGGAACATATTTTTAAGGATTTCAAATTTGATTCGACACTGCCTAATAACGTTTGCGTAAGCTTTGCAGACTTTGTTTTTGGAATGACATATCGGGATGATTTCGCGGAAAAAAACTAATAGCTGCCTGGCACTGGATTATAGGGCGGCTTAAATATTGTACAGCTGCTCTGGATTTAAACGAATGTACGCAGGCAGATTGCGAAGAATGTGAATTTAAACGCCCAGAATTATGGGAAGAAAATAGAGAGGCATGGGAACTCTGGCTGGCCATACGCACGCAATGGCGAACCAGAGTTATTGGTGTGGGGATGGGAGCGATTGGGTCTATGCCTATGGGGCTCGATTACAACGTCCTGCCAATTGTCGCGAAAACATTAAATATTGATGTGACACCCGCAACCTTATATAAAATACAGGCATTGGAATTTTTTGAAGTAAATCGCATCGAGGAGGAAATAGCATAATGGGAGCTAATGATGTACAAATTCAAATTATCGGCAAAGATTTAGCCAGTACAGCCTTTAAACAAGTCAATAATTCTGCACAAGAAACTGCCCAAGCTATGGAATCCTTTGGTGCAAGCGTTGGTTTAGTAAATAGTACGTTGAGTAATGCAACTGGATATGCCTTGGCAATAGCCGGAATAAACGGACTTAGAGACGCATTTGATTCTACATTAGGCGCAGCTGAGGACTTTTATAAAACAATGGAAACCGGCAGTATAAGTATGGCCGGCACTTTAATGTCTATGGGATTATTAAATGGCGAGGCGATATCTTGGGGAAGTGCCTTGAGTATGTCAAAAGACTTGATGGCTCAGTTAAACGATCAGGCAATATTAACTGGATCATCAACAAAAGAAATATCGGATGTATTCAGAGCTATGCTTCCAGCCGCCTTAAATGCAAAGATGACAATTGGCCAAACATTAGAACTTGCATCCACTCTTACTACAACTGGTAAAGCCATGGGGTTACAGGAAAACATATTAATGCGCGACGTCGCCGATATTATTACGGGGAAAAATGCACAGCGGACAAAACTTGGATCTTTACTTGGAATATCCGATGCGGATATAGCAGCGGCAAAACAGTCTGCTGGTGGACTTTATGCTTTTTTAACAGAACGATTACGAGGCGAAAAAGAAGCAAATGAAAATTATTTGACTTCGCTTGAAGGTAGGATAAATCACTTAAAAGAAGCAGTAGGACGTATTGGCGGAACAGGATTAAGCCCTATATTTAGTGCAGCTACAGATGAACTTGCCATACTTGCAGATAAGTTTGTAACGGTCGATAACGAAACGAAAAAAGTAACAGTCAACCAAGACCTTGTAAATGAGATAGCAAGTGCTAGCAGGACAGCAATTGTTTTTGGTGGAGAAATAAAAAAAATAGGTTCAGATCTTTCAGTTGTAGCCGTTCCTGCTGCAAAAATATTAGGAACAGCGTTGAAAGTTGTAGCTGAAAATGCGGAACTTGTGACAGTTGGAATTGCTGGATGGGTAGTGGTGGGCAAAATTAATGCAATGATTACTGATGTTTCAGCAGTAACGAATGGCGCAGCAAAAGCCCAAACTTTTCTTGGACAAGCTGTTTTGGATACACAAACCAAATATGCACAGCAAATTGTTGCAGCTGAAGCGGCGGCAACAGCAGAACGAGTTGCCGCTGTTGCTGCCGCAGAACAACAAATTCAGGCGACGCTTGCCGGAACAACAATGGAAACCGCGGCAGTAGCTGCTTCATTAGGTCAAACGGAACTTGCAGCAGCGATTCAACGCAGCGTTTTAGCAGAAAATGAGCAAATGGCAGCAGCGGTAAGGAAAGCAGAAGTTATAGAAGCCGCAAACGCTGCTATTATAGCAGGTCAGCTGGAAGTAGCTGAGGCTATTATAGCAACAAATTTGACTATTGAAGAGCAAGCTATAGCATCAGAGGTTATGGCTGAAAGAATGGTTGTAGCATCAGCACTTGCTAAGGGGGGACAGATAGAACTAGCTCAGTCGATTTTGGCGTCAACGCTTGCTTTAAATGAAGAAGGTATAGCGGCAACAGTTACTGGTGAAAAAATAGCAGTCGGAGCGGCAAGCAGTACGGTTGCACAAGAAGCCTTAACGGGGTCGGTAGCAACAACAACGGCAGCTCATATTGAAAATGGAATAGCGGCTGAAGGCGCCGGAACAAAGACTGTGTCAGCTATGGCAGTTGCTGGCACAGCTGTTGGAAATCTAGGTAAAACGGTATTGGCACTCGCTGGAGGATGGCTCGGAGTAGCTGCTGCAATTGGATATGCAACTTATAAACTAGTGGAATATAATGATGCCAAAAATGATTATAAAGGTTACAACGAAGATGCCAGAACAAGAGTTAATCCCGAAACAGGGAAACGACAAAAAATGGCATATATCGAAGGAAAAACAGATACACTTTTTGACCCAACCACAGGAGGAACGGTTGAAGTTAAAGCATCAGACGGTGCATGGGGCTGGAAAGATTTATCAGATGCAGAAAACGAACACCAAGATGCTGTGGATGCACAAAAGAAAAAGCGAGACGAAGAGGAAGAACGGCGTTTGTTCGGAATGCCAGATCCTAATGCACCCTCATTAGATGACATAACAAATAAATATGATCCAGAAGCAAATGAAAAAACGAAAAAACCAAAAAAAGAAAGATATGAAATAGCCGATGAAGCGGGCGGCTATGCCGATATGATTAAACAGGCGGCTGATGCAGCAGGTGTAGATCGGAATTTATTTGCGGCTGTAGTAAAAGCAGAAAGCTCATTTAATCCAAATGCAGTTTCTGGAGCAGGCGCTATTGGATTTACCCAATTAATGCCAGAAACGGCGGCAGGATTGGGTGTCGATCCTAACGATCCGCAACAAAACTTGCAAGGTGGTGCAAAATACCTCAGACAGCAAATGGATACATTTGGCGGAAATGTGAGGATGGCTTTAGCGGCGTATAATGCCGGACCACAAGCAGTTAAAGATTATGGTGGGGTTCCACCATATACGGAAACACAAAACTATGTGAATAAAATCGTAGGATATTTAGATGCGGCAGGACATGGAAGCGAAGATAAGCCCGGCGATTATTATAAGAAACAGCAAGAAACAAAGAAAAAAGCCGATGAACTGCTAAAACAGCTTGATTCCAAATTGAATTCATTAAAAATGTTACCAACACGAGAAACAGAAGAACAAAAGACGAATAATGAAGTTATTGGAATGCAATCACAATCAGCACAACTTGCGACGTCTGGTGTTGATGTAACACAGATTAATGCGAAAATAGAGCAATATAAAAAATTATCAACGGATAAAATAATGAAAAATTGGCGTGAAGCCTGGCAGTCTGTGAAAGATGATACCGTTAATTTTCATGCTCAATTGACAGATGATGCATCGACTCAAGCTGAGCTAGAATATCAAAAAACAGTTCAAAAAATCAATAAAGAAACAGATGAAAAAAAACGTGCAATCATGGTTGATGAAAACGATAAGCAAGCAGCAGCGGCAGTTGATGAACAGCGCAATGAGCAAATTCTAGTTGCACAAAAGACAAGAAATCAAAAACAGCGCGATGCAATGATGGAGTTTTATCAGCACGAAGTAGATCTGAATGGTTATGAATTGAATTTGGGTAAAATGACAGCATCAGAAGTAGATGCATTAAACTTGGAAGTATACAATGCAGAAATCACCAGGTTACAGGGTCTACTAGACAAACAAAAACTTACTTATACCGAAAGGGTAAAGCTTGAAGGTCAACTAAGTGATGTAGCTCAAAAAAGAAATGGAGTTTTATCGAATTCATTTGATACGGGTGCTAGCGTGGCCATAGAAGAGTTGAAAAAACAGACGACAGATTTTAAAAGTATTTATATGGGAGCTTGGTCAAGTATGGATAGCTCCACAAAAACCCATATTGAAAATATACTTACGATGAATGAAGGATTGGGAACTGGAATAAAGGAAACAATTTTAGGCATAAGCGAAGCCGTTGTAAAAATGTTTGCTGACATACTTTACCAGACATATATTATGCAGCCCCTAAAAAATTGGTTTACAGGAATTTTGGGCAATGTGAGTGGTGGCGGCACGACAACCGATTCAGGTGGTAGTGGAGTCACATA